CCCTGCCGAAGTTATTGGTACCGTTGAGATAGGCAAACCTATCGAAGTTAATGAGAACGAATTTGCTAGACTTAGAGACCAGCACTTAGTCTCTGAGGATTCTTCCTTTAATATTAAAAAAGGCCAGACAAAATTTCTCTATCCTATGATTGACCCTGTGGCCATAAATGCACAAAAAGTCACGTCCAGAGGAATTGTAGCTAGAACTTTACCTGACATGCCTAGTCAAGCGGCCACAAACAAAAGAGGCAAAGTAACATTTGAGGCTTTTGGAGGCTCTTTAGCTGATGCACGCCAAAAGCTAGGTATAACAACAGAGCAGGTAGAAGAGTTTAAAAATGCTAACAAAGGCGTTAAACAAACTCGTGTCCCTGAAGTCCAAGACGCTGCAAAAAAACTCAAAGCCGGTGAAATAACCACTCAAGATTATCTTCAGACTGTTGAAAAGTTTCAGCCGATCACCCCTCTAAACACAGTCGAAAAAAGACCTACCAATGAACAGATAGCCATGGCTTTGGCTAAGAAGAACAATGGAGTTAACTCTGGGGGTATCGTAGGCGTCAATATAGACGTTCCAGACGGCACTATGATCTCTTCTCGACTAGACATTCCTGCCTATGAATCAAACGACACATGGGTTGTGACCCTACACGATGGCACTATAAAAGATGGTTTAGCTGTGGGATACGGACAAACCGCAGTTTTAAATGGGGTAGAGTTCACATCCAATCCGAAAGCTGCTTTGAATATGGCGGCAGGAGGAAATAAAGGGACAATCGCTAGGATCAACGGTAGTTGGGAAAACCATGACTCTGCAGCCATTGAAAAACTAGCTCAGGATATTTTGGACGGGACGGCGCCTGATGCAGATCAATGGACTGAAGTAGGCATGAACCCCTTCCGTCACAGCTATTTTTACCGTAAATCAGATGGAATGCCTGTAGCCAATGCAGAACAGGTAATTCAGATAGGTCCGCTTGTTTTAGCCAAGAAGGTCGAAACAAGACCAGTAGAAAGTCCTGAACACGAAATAAAAACACCTAAGGGTACTCAATACTTTAAAGGCGGTGGCGACGTGGACCGCAAAGACGATAACAGAATTTATATCTAGGATAAGACCATGGCGATAGATAAAGTAGTGAACCTTGCGCCTGAGACAAAAGTCATTGTCGAAGAAGTCGAGGAGATGCCAGAGATAGAGGTGGTCATCGACGAGGATGGCGAAGTATCTATCGACGTTGAGCAAAACGAACAAAGCGACTTCTATGCAAATCTTGCTGAAGAGATAGACGACAGTGAGCTAGGCCAGATTTCTTCTGACCTCATGGCTTTTTACGAGGCAGATAAAAGCTCCCGTGGTGATTGGGAGCAGATGTACGCAAACGGTCTTGACCTGTTGGGCTTCAAGATGGAGGAGCGTAGTCGTCCGTTTCGTGGCGCGGCAGGTGCCGTGCATCCAATGCTGACCGAATCTATCGTTCAGTTTCAAGCGCAAGCTTTCAAAGAGCTTATGCCAGCTGGTGGTCCTGTCAGAACTCAGACAATGGGCACTGAGACACTTGATAAGGTCCAGCAAGCCTCCCGTGTTCAAGACTTTATGAACTACCAGATCACGACGGTGATGAAAGAATACACACCGGAGTTCGATCAGCTGCTTTTTTATGTAGGATATGGCGGTTCTGCCTTCAAGAAAGTCTACTATGACTATCCGCTAGGGAGAATGGTGAGCCGTTTGGTGCTGCCAGACGACCTGTACATCCCCTATGAGGGGTCTAGCGTGATGAGCGAGTGCCGTCGCATTACTCATCGTATCGCAATGGACTCAAATGAGTTTAAAAAACGGGTCATTGCCGGAGAATACCGCGATATTCAGGTCGATCCTGACGCTTCTGGCCAAAGCAACGACCAAATAAACGCTGCAGTTGACCGTTTAGTGGGTGTGCAAGCCTCTGGAGAGCCAGAGGAGCTGTTTTTGCTCGAGTTTCAGGTCGATTTAGACATACCGGGCTATGAAGACGAAGACGAAAAAGGCA